TCGAACACCTCGGCCGAGGCCTTCGCCGACGCGAACGCCCGATCAACACCCTGCGGATCGCCGTCGATCTTGACGGTGAGGTCGCGGCTCTTACCCGCCACGGGGCGACCTCCTCTTCAGCACGATGTCGGCGCCCTTCGGCAGGCGGTCACGGTGGTCCTCGCGGGCGATCTCAAGCTCCCGGCAGCCGTGGCACTGGTGGCTTCCCGCCTCATACAGCGGCTCCCGCAGCGGCAGGCCGGCGTCGTCCAGCCACTCATCGGGCCGGGTTCCGCAGGACGGGCACGTGGAGCGCTGCCGGGCGTACATCCAGACCGCCTTGTCGCGGTCATCGGCCGGCCAGCGCAGGAACTCGCTGTGCGGGATGCGGTAGAGGTGGCAGACCTGTAGCTCCAGCTCAAGCTGAGGATCGGCCTTCAGTCTTTTGGGATCGCCCCGCCGGTCGCCCGCGCGTTGATGACCAGCGCGGCGAAGTACAGTTCGTGCCGCTCGCCGCGGCTGCACTGCGGGAGGATCGTCTCCGCCCATTCGGCAGCCGAGTAGACGCCCTGCACTCCGGCCAGGAACACGGCCTTGCCGAGTGCCTTCTCGTCCAGGCCGCCGGGCTTCTTCTCGTCCTCGTGCTCGGCCGCCATCGCCTCGTACACGTCCGGGTCGAGCGCCCTAATCTTCACCGGCTCGTAGCAGGCCTTCAGTCGCGCCCGAGCCTCGGCGAGCTGCTCGGCCGCTTTCGCCTGCGCCTGCTCGCCCGCCTCGCCGAGCCGGAAGTCGGCCAGCTCCTTGGCGTCCTTGGCGTCCGCCACCGCCTGCTCGGCCGCCGCGACCTCGGCGGGCTCGGCGGCCCGCAGGTGGTAGGTGGTTACCGGCAGGCCACGGTGAAGCAGCCGCTTGGGCTGCGCGGGGGCGGCCTTAATGGCGTCGTTTGCTGTGCTCACGGGGTGGTGAGTCCTTTCAGAAGCCGTGACGGGAGACCACGGTGTCGATCGCTTCGGCGATGGCGTTGCGCACCTCGTCGCCCTTCTCGTCGACCGCGCGGAAGAAGAACGGGCGGGCGCGGTGCGCGAACCAGCGCTCCTTGTCGCCGAACAGCGGGGCCCGGAAGACGCCAGGGCTGCCGCCGTGCTCGTAGACGCGGGCGTGCGGGGCCTGCCTGCTGTTCACGATGATCCGCACGCCCGGATTCGACCCGGCCAGCGAGGTTGAGATCTTCGTGGCGCGCGGGATGCGCGTCGACCAGGAGGCGTTCGACCGCATCTTGTCGAGGATCGGCGTCGCGCCCTTCTTGATCGCCGGGCGCAGCTCCTTGCGCAGGTCGGGCGGGATCTTCCCGCAGTCGTCGATGTACGCCCGAAGCTGCGCGCGGCCGCCGATCGTCATGAGGTGTTGCGGGCCCAGGTGCCGCTCGTGTTCATCGGGATGGTGACCGTGTCCAGGTCACCGACCTGAGCGTCCAGCGGCGTGTAGGCGGTCAGCAGGGCCGACCCGGTGTACTCGGGGTTGGTCGTGGTCTTGCCGCCCGAGGTGGGCCGGATCGCGATCGTGAACGGCACCCCGGCGATGAACAGCGGCCACAGCGTCGCGTCGATATTGGACGCGGCGAAGGACTGGAGGCCCTCCAGGGTGACAGTGCCCTCCAGCAGGCCACCGGTCCGGGACTTCCAGCCGCCGCCGCCGAAGGTCGTGGTGTCGAGGTCGGCGATCTGGAAGGTGCCGGTGACCTTCCGGCAGAAGGTGCTGAAGTTCACCGAGTTCACGGTGAGCAGCGCATCGGTCAAGACGAGAGCCACGGATGTCTCCTCACATGAGAAAAGCCACCCGTGGGCGGCCGAATATTACGAGGTCAGAGGGCTACTGGACGCCGATGGCGGCGGCCACGGAGAACGTGCCGGTGATGGCGCTGATGCGCACCCGGTACCACGTATCGCTGATCGAACCGGCCACCCTGGTGCCCCAGGTGCCGCCCGCCACCGTGATGGGCCCGATCGTCATGCGGGTAGTCGGCGAGGAGAAAGCGTTGCTCGTCGCGGACTCGACCACGGCCGTGATGGTGGTGCCCGGCGTGCCGAACACATGGAACGTGGCGTACAGGAACTGCGTCGAGCCGACCGCTCCGAGCTGCACGCCGGTCGTGGGCGTCAGCGCGCCTGTCGCTGAGACCGTCTGCTTCGCGGCGGCGAGCTGGCCACGCACCAGCCCGGCATTGTTACTGCCCGAGGCGTCCAGGGAGAACGGCATCAGCATGCCGACCGCATCGAACGTCGCGTACTGCAACTTCGCGACCTGCCCCATGTAGGCCACCGACGTCGCTACGCCGGTCGGAGACACCGTCATCGCCTGATCCACGGTGCCCAGCGCCGGGAACGACTCGGCGTCCTGCGGGCCCGACCAGAAGCCCTCCAGATGCAGCGTCGCGTCCTTCAAGCCGCCGGTCCGCGACCTCCAGCCGCTGTTGGCGAAGGTCGTGGTGTCCAGGTCGGCCAGCGAGGAAGCCAAGGTCAGCTTGTTGGAGTCGCCGGTGAAGTCGTAGCCGCTCACGTAGGGCGTGGCGTTCAGCAGGGCGAACCCGGCCATCGTCAGGCCTTCTTCTCGGCCTTGGCCGGCACGTCGGCGATCTCGGCGATGAATCCGCCGTACAGCAGCGCATTCACGTTGACGCCCTGCTGCTCGAACGGCTCCAGGCCGTTCGGCGTCCGGATCGTCAGCGTCCGCGACTCCTCGGTCAGCTCCACCACACCGCCCGGCTGCACGAACTCGCCGGTCCGGCCGTCCAGGATCTCCACGGACCCGGCCACCTGGTACTTCTTGAACGTGCGGGCGTCTTCCGCCACCTTGATCTCCTAATCCAGCGTGCTCAGGAAGCCGACCCGATAGGACAGGACGACCTCGATCTCGTCATCAGTCGGCGCGCTGATCAGCGACCCGCCCTCGACCTGGCCGAGCTTCAGGCCGTCCACACCCGACAGGGGGTTACCGGCCAGGAACTCCTCCAGGACCGCGCCGATCTCCACCGCGCGGGCCTCGGCAGCCTCGTAGTCGCCGCCCGGCTTGCGCACGTAGATGTGAAACTCGGCCGTTCCCTCTTCCTTGCGCTGATTTCGGCCGCCCGCCGGGGCGAACGTCAACAGCTCGGTATTCCAGTCGGCGTGCCCGGCGTACAGCACCTCACGGCGGGCCGTGCGGCCCGGCCAGCCGTAGGAGACCTGCACGCCCTCCATGTCAGGCTGCGCCGCCAGCAGATCCAGCACGGCCTTCTTTGCCCGGTAGGCGGCGGTACCGCTCACCTGCGGCCACCGTGGAACAAAGACGCGCGCTGCGGGTCGAAGTTGAGCGTCCGCGATGCCGGCACGCGGCGGCCGGTCGGGCCTGTGCCCGTCGACCGGCGCGAATACCGGCCGTAGGTGGCGTCCACCTCGGGGATACCGGTCTGCCACGGGCCCGGCATGCTCAGCCGGTACGTGCCGCCGTCCACCGCCGTGAAGCTCGAGGCCCTGTCCGGGATCTGCGACAGGTTGAAGTTCAGCCGGGACCGGAACCGGGTCAGCGCGGCCTGCACCAGGTCCGGCGGCGGGCCGTCCAGGCCATACTCCAGCTCGATGATGATGTTGCCGAAGCCCTCGGTGAACACCCGGTTGTCCTGCCGGCGCAGCGTCCCGTCATCGGCGACCGTCAACGCCGCCAGCTCGGCCGTGGTGAACGGCACGAACGTCTGGTCGGCGCGCGGCGCCATCGTCACCGACCGGATCGTCCGCACCGCCGTGACGGTCCGGTCCGGGTCCGGGTGCGCCAGCACCAGATCCGAATTTCCGGTGCCGTTCAGAGTCATCCGCAGGTACCGCGGCACGAACGCCCGGTCACAGATCGCCTCGGCCTCCTGCTCGACCTGGAACCGCGCCAGCTCCAGGTCGGCAGTCTGGTAGATCGAAGTGTCGGCCAGCGAGTCATCCGATCCGCGGCCCTGGGCGAGCGAAAAGAAGAACCCGCCCACGATCTCGACCGGATCCGACTGGACCACCGCGGCGCCCGCGATGGTCGCCGACCAGGCAGCCGTCAACCACCCCAGTGACGACTGCCCGGCCAGCGAGTACGTGTACGTGCCCGGCGTCGTGTGCGTCGCATTCCCCGACGACACCGCGGCGCCGGTCGCGTCCGTCACCGCCACCGTCGGCGTGCCGGTCGCGTCCGTCGGGGTCTCGCCGACCTCGAACGTGTGCGACAGCACCGCCACCGACGTACGCGCCACCCTGGTCGTCATCCGACCCGCACGCTCCCGGCCACCGTGGACGCCGACACGTTCACGTAGATGCCGAGTTCGCAGCGAATCCCGTCCGGCACGCTCTCACCGAACGACTGGCCAGCCGCCGAGGCGGTGAACTGCGCCAGCACCGTGCCGGACGCAGCGGTGTTGTCGTAGATCGTCACCGTCTGCGCAGCACCGGAGTTCAGCCAGAAGCCCCGGTAAGTGCACGACCCAGAGAAGACGATTCCGGAGGTGGTGACATTGGACGGCCTGGCCTGTGCGGTCATCAGCGTCCCCGGATCGACACCTGGACGAGGCCCGGCGGGATCGTCAGGCCGGTGCCGGTGTGCGCGATGCCCAGGGTCAGGACATCACCCGCGGCGACGTTCAGGTCCGTCGCGGTACCGGACAGGGTCATCGCCTCAGACGTCAGCGCCGCCGAGTTGGTCGCCGAGTAGGCCCGGGAGGCCGGGATCGCCGTGCCGGCACCTGCGGTGGTGCGGTTGCGGAAGCTCAGCGTGGCGTAGTTGGTGCCGTTGGCGGTCACCGCCGCGTTCGGCACCCACTTCACCGCCGTGATCAGCATGTTGAACGGAGCGACCAGCAGGGGCCACTCGATCGCGGTACCGGCCGCGACTCCGACGATGGTGAACTCGTACGGCACATCGCCGCGAATCTCCTTGAACAGAGGCATTGGTCTTCTTCCTTTCGAGGCTTCAGGAATGAGCGGCGGCCGGCCCGGCGCGAACCGGGCCGGGCCGGGATCAGGTGTTTCCGCGGTAGAAGCCCCGGAAGTCCAGGACCGCGCCGGAGTAGATGTGCCGGATCTTGTAGGTGACCTTGTCGGCGTCGAACATCGAGCCGACCGACGGGTCCGACTGCGTGAACAGCTCCGGGGTCTCGCGGCCCTGGTAGAACCCGATCTCGATGGTCGGGCACATGCTCGGGTCCGCGACCACGACCCAGCCGGTCGTCGAGGACCAGTAGTCCACGACGATCAAGGTCGTGCCCTGGTGGATGTTCGGGATGTTCGAGGCGGCGCCCTGCGGAGCGCCCGACGGCATCGACACGGCCGAGGTGGACAGCTGCCACGCCAGCTCCTCCAGCGTGTTGCACACCACCAGCGTCTTGGGGATGTAGCCGAGGACGTCGGCGGTGTCGCCGTAGGCGGTCTGGGCCCGCATCGCCTTGCGCGCCGAGGACAGGGCGGACTGGCTGAGCGCGTTGGTCGCCGAGTTGTTGTGCGAGGTCCAGATGGCGTTGCCGTCGTAGATCGTCGCGTTGTTGCTCGGGTTCAGCAGCTCCCACACGAACCGGTACAGGGTCTGGGACGCGGCGAGACCGAGCTTGGTCGGGATCTTCGCGATGGCCCGGACGTCGTCGTTGGCGATCATCTCCAGGGTCAGGTCTTCCGTCCCGCCCCGCTTGGTGATCGCGTAGGTGACTTCCTCGTTCGTCGGGGTGGTCAGCGGCTGGTACGGCTGGCCCTGGTTGACCGCGGGCAGCGTCCCGTAGCCACCCAACCTGTCGATCCTTTGCGTGCGGAAGTCGTTCACCGGCACGACCGAGGACACGACCTGCCGCCAGGTGGACAGGTTCGGCTGGTCGTACTCCGCGACCATCCGCCGGGTGATCGAGTCGCCCAGGATCAGATTCCAGGTGCTGGAGTCCGCCGACTCCGTCGCCCGGCTGCCGCTCTCGAAAGCACCCAGGCTCTCGCGCAGCACGGTCCGGTTGTAGTCCTCGTCGAAGTTCTTCGGCCGCCGGCCGGTGACGTCCGCGAACGCCTCCTTGAAGCTGCGGTAGCCGGTCGCGTAGTTGCCGGCGAAGAAGGCGTCCAGCGCGGCCTTCTTCTTGTCCAGGCTCTCCTGCGTCACCTGCACCGCGGCGACACCCGGGGTCAGGGTCGCCCGCTCGGCGATGCCCATCATCGCCTTCAGCCCGGCAATCTGCGCGGACACGTCCGACTCGGTGATCCGGTCCGGCAGCGCCTCGGTCAGGCTCTCGACCACCGCGACGGGCAGCCCGGCCTCCTCGACCGCCGAGCGGATCAGGATCCGGCCGAGCATCGAGCCCTTCGCCAGGGTCGCCTCGGTCGCCTGCTCCTCGATCTCCTCGACGTCGTCGGCCTCGGTCAGCCGGGCCAGGCCGGCGCCGGCCAGCTCCTCATCGGTGGCCTCGGCAAGCGCGCCGAGCACGTCTTCCTTCGTCGGGGGCACGTCGTCCTCCTCGTTCTCGGGCAGCGTGCCCGTGTCGATGCCGCCCGCGACCATGCGGGTGGCCTTGCCGCCGGCCGCCGGATCGGCAACCAGGTCAGCACTGTGAACCTTGGTGATCTGCGTGGCCTCCTGCATGCGCCGGCCGCCGGCGTTGATCGGCCGGTACTTGGCCATCACGTCATGCGAGATGCCGATCAGCGGCTCCAGGCCCCGCTTCTGGAGTGCCAGCGAGGCGTCCAGGGCCTCGGCGGCGTGCGTCGCCGACGGCAGCAGGTGCAGATCGCCGTAGAGGCCGTCACTCTTGGCCTCGACGGAGCGGTAGTGGCCGACGATCCCGCCGATGGTGCTCGACTTCAGCTCCGCCTCGGTCCGGTGATGGTCGTAGGCCTTCGCCCCGTCGTACATGGGGGCGGCGGCGGCCAGCGTCCCGTGCGGGTAGCGGCGGCCGTTCTTGGAGTCGCCGGCCGCGATGATCCGCACCCGGAAGATCCGGCCGCCGTCCTCGGCGGTGCCGGCCGCCTCCATGACGCGGCCCTCGATGCGGTCCTCGGCCTCGGTCAGGTCGGCCTCGTCCATGGCGTCCATGCCGCCGTCCTCCTCGGCCTCGTCCTGCGGGTCCTCGGCGGCCTCTTCGTCGGCCATCGCAGACGGGGCGGGCGCGTAGGTGCGGATCACCAGCTCCGGGTCGCCGAGCGTCGCCACGCCGTCGTCGCCGAGGCTGTAGGAGCACTGGTAGAGGTCGTCGGCGTCGCCGCACTGGTAGACGACGTCGGTGGCGGTCAGGTCGATCACCGAGCAGACGGTGTAGGAGCCGTCGGGGCCGTACAGGCTGCCGCCGTTGGCCGACCGCACCCGGGCGCGCACCGCCTCGTCCACGGCGTCACGGACGTCGGAGAACGACATGTCGCCGCCGATCCAGGCCTCCGAGGCCTGCTCGGCGATCGTCACGCCCAGCTTCTTGGCCGCCGCCTTGATCCGCGCCTTCACCTTGGACAGGTCGGCCGAGGAGTACTTGCCGCCGTTGCCGGACTGGTTGATGTACGACCAGGCCGAGCGGACGTGCTCGGCGGTGTCGATCGGGTACCGCTTCTGCTTGTCGGCCTGGTAGCCCGGGTCCGCGTACTCGACGTCGCCGTACGGGGCGGCGGCCTCCTTGACGGAGATATGCGTCGTGGTCGGCTTCTTCGCCGCGGCCTTCGCGGCGGGCTTCGCCGTGGTCTTCACCGTCTTCGCCGCCAGATGAGAGGTCCTCGTGGTCTTCGGCTTCGCGGTGAGCCGCCGCAGCATCGCCGCCGACACGCGGCCGGTCGCGGGCAGCTTGTTCTTCCGCTGCCACGCCTTGATCGCCGCCGTGGTCTTCGGGCCCAGCTTGCCGTCCAGCTTCAGCGCATGCCCGTTGGCGTCCTTGACGCCGAGCCGGTTCAGCGCGGCCTGCACCGACTTGACCCGGGAGTCACCGCCGGTCTTGCCGTAGCCCGCGTAGAGGCCGAGGCTGCCGTGCTGGTGCTTGGCGGCCCGGGAGTGGTTCGTCTTGCCCTTCTTCGCAGCGCCGCCTTTCTTGCCCTTGCCGCCTGCGACCTTCGTGCTGCCCTTCGCGCCGGTGCCACCGCCTGAGGTGAACTGGCCGCCCGCCGAGGATCCGGCGGCGGCACGCGGGTGCAGCAGGTTGTTGAAGAAGCCCTCACGCGCCTGCACAGTCGGCCTCCTCGGTCATCCGGACCGGCTCATCCGGCTCATCCGGCAGCTCCTGGCCGCAGGTCGGGCACAGATCGCTCACAGCTCGTCCGGCGTGGTCGTGCGGACCCGGCGCTTCGCCGGAACCTTCGGCTTCGCGGTCGGCTCGGGGGCCTCGGGCTCGCCTGCGGGCTTGTCGGCCGGGGCCTGGTAGCGGCGCAGGTGCGCGGTCGCCGGATGGTCGTCCACCGCGAAGTGACCGTCATCGCGGATCAGCCGCGTCCCGCCGTCCCGCAGGCCCACCAGGACGCCCGCCTCGACGTCCTCGACGAACACCACGTCCGCGTCGGCCACGCCGAGCGCGCGGGCCGCCTCGTACTTGTCCATCAGATCTCCCATCAGCCGGGACCGACCTTCTTGCCGCGCGGCGGCTGCCCGTGCGTCACCCGATTCAGATCACTTCCGGCCGCGAAGCCGAACACGTCCTGGAACCACTCACCGGCCGTGCGCTTGGCCTCTTCGTCGTCCATGTACTTGGCCAGCTCGGCGTGCAGCGCCGTCCATGGCCGGGGCGTGTCTGCCCACTTGGCCAGGCCCTCGCCGCGCGTCCAGTAGTCCTTGAGCTTGCGGGCGTTCCCACGCCGTACGGCCTCCGAGATCGGCACTGGAGCGCCCGGAGGCTTCGGCGGTGTCGAACCATCCACGGCGGTCGCCACGTCGTCAGGGTTGGCCTCAGGCGAGTCCAGATCGGCGGTGTACGGGATGCCCATGTAGTCCTGCCAGGCCTTTTTCGCCGCGACCCGCGACGCCTCCTGGCTCAGCACGCCCGCCTCGACCATCTGCTGCAGCGCGGTCGAGATGTTCATCAGCACCGTGGCCGTGATCTGGGCGTCAGCAGCCGCGATCTCCGGGCCCTGCACCGACACCGTCATGGCCGCCGGAAGCTCCATCGACTGCCCGGTCTTCGGGTCCGTCGCCTCCACCGTGCGCGGCAGCCGCCCGGCCTCGACCGCCCGGTCCACCGCATACCGGATCAGCTCCGTCTGGTAGCCGATCCACAACTGCTGCACGCTGGCCACCCTGCGGCGCACCGGCTCCGCCATCGTGTGCGAGGTGGCCCGGTTCGCGCCCTCCGGCTCGGCAAGCCAGTGCTTGGACAGGCCCGAGCCGCCCGCCACCTGCGTCAGCACCGACTGAGCGGCCACACTGTCCTGCTCGGCACCCGTGGTGGCCTGCTGAGGCGTCCACTTCACCGACTCGTTGTGAACCTCGATGCTGCCCGAGGGCGGCACGTGCGTTCCGCCGCGCCGATCGATGAACCGGTCGACCGCGGCCTGGTCGCCCTGCACCTCGACGTCCCACACCAGATAGCGGGCCAGCGCGGTCCGGTCGATGAGGTTGCTCAGGACGGTGTCGTAGGAGTCGAGCTGGTCCAGGATCGGCGCCAAGAACGGATAGCCGCGGATGTCGGTGTCCAGGGCCTTGAAGGAGCCCCAGTAGATCGCCTCACCCGTGCGCAGGCCCGTCGCGTCATCGACCTGGACGATCTCCAGCGGCGTACCGCCGTCCGAGCCGACCGAGACGTCCAGGAACGCCGTCTTCGGCCACAGCGGGTTGCCCGCCTCGACGTCGATACGGCCGATGCGGCCGACGTCGATCGGGCAGTACCGGACGACGCCGGAGAACTGGCCCACCATCATCTTCCACAGCGACTCGCCCATCAGCATGTGCGACCGCAGATGCATGGACTGCCGCTGCCCGAGCAGATTCTTCGGGTCCGTCCAGAACTCATCGACGACCTTGCGGACGTCCGGGTTCGTCACGGTGTAAGTCACGCCCGCGTCGCCCACCGAGAACGCGGTGAAGGTGTCCACCACGGCGCGGGCCATCGGGTTCGCCCGGTAGGCGTTGACCGAATAGATCCGGGCCTTCTCGCTGGTCCACCACGGGACCTCGCGCAGGCCCTTCGCGCCGGCCGGGCGCCAGCCCACATCCCCGTCAACCGGGTCGACACCGCCCCAGCCGCCGATCGCGCCAGTGGCGACCAGCTGCTGATCGGTCGTCTCCAGCACGCGCCGGGGAGGCGCGAAGAACTGCCTCACGCCGCGGCGTCCTCAGCGATCATCGGCCGGGTACGAGCCCTCGCAGCCGCCGGGGCCGACTTCGCTGGCCGGGCCGCCATCGCGTCCTGCGCCTGCGCCAGCGCCGACAAGCCCACCGCGACCAAGCCGCCGGCCAGAACCGCCCACCACACCCCGGCCAGACCGCCGATCGCCACCACCGCGGCGATCAGCCCGGCGAGGCCGGCGAGATTGGACAGAGCGCCGGCCGGAATCCGGGGCAGCGTGATCGTGACCTTCACCGTGCCTCCTAGAGGTTCAGCCGGCCGCGCGGCCGGAACAGGTTCGAATCGGTCGGAGCCGAGGCCCGGGCGGTCGCCGGAGCCGCCGGCTTGTCCTCGGGCCGCGACACCAGGCCCCAGCGGGCGTTCGAGGCGCACACCAGCGGCGAGATATCCACAGACAGGCCCTTGCGGGCCCACGCCCACGCGTCGCCCAGCGGACGCTTCTGCGCGCCGGCCAGCGCCGCGTTCAACAGCGGGTCGTCCAGGTGGAACAGCGCCCCGTTATGGCAGTCGTCGTAGAAGCCCTGCGCCGCGTGCGTCGCATCCCGGGCCGTCGGCTTCACCACCTCGAAACCGGCGGCCTCGAGCGGCGCCACGAGCGAGCCGGCCGGGCCGGCCGCGTCAACCACCCACGGCACGGGCCCGAACCGCTCCCGGAGCGTCCCCGCGGCCTCCAGCACCCACCCAGTGCCGCGCCGGTGATCGATCACCTCGACCTGGACGCCGCCGCCAAGCCGCAGACCAGCCACCGCGATAGCCGCGTGGGACCGCTCCGGAGTCACATCGGCCGAGAACATGCCCGGCCGCACCATCTGCCCGCCAGGATCGGCCAGGCCATCCCAGACCGCCTTCGCGATCACCAGCCACTCGTCCGGGGCATCGTCGGGCCACTGGTTCAGGAACGCCCGCCGGAACTCCGGCAGCGACATCGACTCGAAGTTCGCCCGGATCGCCGACTCGGTCACCGTGTGGCCCAGCGCCGGCATACAGCTCCACCAGGTCGCCGGATCGCCCGGATCAGACTCCGGCGGGGCCGACCACTCGAAGTAGGCCACCCCAGACGACGCGCCCAGCTCGCTGCGGGCCCGGCCGGCGTCGACCTTCCCGCGCAGGTACGCCGACTTGCGGGTCCCCGCGGTGCTCACCACCCACAGCTGAGGCTGCGGGCGCGTGATCATCGTGGGTTTCAGGGCCTGCTCGAGCCGGTCGTCCTCGAGCGCGAACGCCTCATCGATCGTGCCGACGTCCAGCGTCTCGCCGTGGCCGGCCTTCTCGGTGCTCGAGGTGATGCCGTGGCTCGAGCCGTTGTCCCAGTGGATCGCCTCGGACCCGTTGGACTTCTTCACCCGGAACAGCGTCCGCAGCGGGCTGCGCTCCAGCGTGCGGACGTGCTCCTCCTCCCACTTGCGGCGCGCGTCGTTGCGGGTCTGCGCCGTGTAGAGGATGCGCTGCCGGGTGCCGAACCCGCGGGCCCGGTGCACCATCACCGATAGCAGCAGCGTCGTCTTCCCCGACTGCCGGGGAACCGTCAGCACCACCTCGCGGTGGGCCAGCAGCCCCGTCGCCGGGTCGATCTCCAGCGCCACGTCGGCCACCAGCTGCTGCCACGGCATGAGCGGCTGGCCGAGCAGCTGCGCGACCGCGGCGACCTTCGGGCCGAGCGTCGGCCGGTCAGCGCTTCGCGGGGTTGACCAGCGGGGAGGACAGGAAGTCGTCGAGCTCGGAAGCAGCAGAGCCGACATCGGCCACCCCCTTCAACGCCATCAAGGTCTCGCGCAGCTCCCGGGCCACGGCTGCGGCGCCCATGCCGCGGGCGCGGCCGGAGTCGATCGTTCGGGCCAGGACGTAGGAGGACTCGGCGAGCGGCGACTGGATGCCGGACAGGTCACCCATCTGGTCGACGGCGGCCCGGCATGCCGCCTCGACCGCCCCGTAATCACTCTGCGTGGTTTCGTCCGTCATGACGCCTCACGATCTTGAGCGAAAACTACTTTCCGTGAGGGAGAAATTTCGGATCAT